GATTTGGCATCGGCAACGGGAATCGCACCATCAGAGATTGCAGCGATGGATGATTGGACGCTAGATGTACTCTTGCAGTATGCGAGCCGCAGGTTGAGACGATGAGCAACGAACCGATTCGCATACCGCAGATGAAACAGTTTGTCGATGCGCTGCGGAAGGCGACCGAGGACAAGACTGGGGAGCAGCAGGTCAAGGCTGCGAACTGGCAGACGGGTCGCCTGGTGAGGGTGATCGCATACCGCGAGGCGTCGAACAAGATGGAGCGGAGTGCAGCACGCTCGTTGACCCCGACGAAGGCGATGACTGCGGTGCGTGTCGCCGGCGGCGGCTGGAACACTCCGTACTTTGGTGGTGCGAACTTTGGTGCACATCGGAATCGCATCCGTCTCATCAAGGCACCTGTGATCCGCACGGATGGGTCAAAGGCGTGGACGAAGCGCACTCGAGCGACGATGGTGCGCGATGGCGAAGACATCGACAAGGTTGTGAAGCGAGTCGAAAGTCAGTATGTCGACATTCGTGGGCGCAACATCGGCAAGCGTCTCGGCGGGAATCAGGTGAAACTTGCTCGAACGAAGTCGGGTGCGGTGCGGAAGATCAAGGGCTGGAATCAGTTCCGCAAGTGGGAACGGAACAAGGACTACTTCTTGTACAAGTCGATCAAGAACAACTACGAGAAGATCGTGGAGTTCTACTTCGCTGCACTCGGTGATGCAGTAAACAAAGTCTTTCCCGACAACTAGGATCGCAGCATGGCAGCGAACCGCAAGTTAGTCCTCACCATTATTGGCAACGCCAAAGGTGCGGTGCAGGCTCTCGGTGCGACCGAGGCGGGTGCGAAAAAGTTGCAGAGCACGCTGCTGACTGCATCGAAGTATCTGTCTGTCGGTTTCGCTGCCATCGGTGCAGCCGGCGCGTACATGGGGAAGCAGGTGTTTGACGGTGCGATGATGGCCGTCAAGGGTGCAGCCGAAGATCAGAAGTCGGTGCAGTTGCTCGAGAAGCAGATTCGCCAGGCGACGAATGCGACTGATGAGCAGATTCGCGCTAACGAGGACTACATCAAGACGCTGCAGTATTCAGCGGCGGTTGCGGATAGCGAACTGCGCCCAGCGTTGGCGAACCTCGTTCGTGGCACCGGCAACCTGACTGACGCGCAGTCGCTGCTCAAGTTGAGCCTCGACATCAGTGCGGCAACCGGCAAAGACCTTGCGACGGTCACGATGGCGATGGGGCGTGCAGCGACCGGCAACGTCGGCGCGTTGACGCGTATGGGCATCCCGTTGGACGAGAACACGAAGAAGTCGAAGAACTTCAACGCCGTCGTGGATCAACTTACGAAGACATTCGGCGGCGCGTCAGCAGCAGCAGTCGACACATTCGACGGTCGAATGCGTCAACTGAAGATCGGTCTTGATGAGGCGATGGAATCGATTGGCTACGCCTTGCTGCCGTATGCGGAACGCCTGGTGAAGTTCATCAATACAAGCATCGTGCCGGCACTTCAGATCTTTGCAGACAACTTGACGTCGAAGGGTGTTGCGGGTGCAGCACAACTCGCTGTCGCATCGATGGGTGAACTAGGCACGAAGGGTGTGAATGGCATCGAGTCTGTCGTGATGGCGACCCTGGTCGCTACGCGGAAGATTGTCGACATGGCAGAGAAGGTGTTGTTTATTGCGACGGTGATGAACATGCTGTCGGGTAATGCAGCAGCATTCGCCAAGACGTGGACGGCGGGTTTCTCTGCTGACCGAATCAAGGCTGGCATCGATGATGCGATGCGAACGCTGCCAGGCATGTTTGACGACTTCCGTAATGGTGTCGACAGGGCATCAGTGTCGTTGGAGCGGCAGGCTGAGGAAGCGCAGGAACTTGCGCGACGCGGCATCAAGCAGAAGGAAGTCACTAAGGACAACATCAATCTGCAACAGCAGTATGGGGGTGCGGTCAGCGGTGCAGCGAAGCAGATCGACAAAGCGAAGCAGGCGACTTCGGAGTACACGCGTCAATTGACGTCCGCGCAGTCTGCGGTCAAGTCGGCTGCTGCTGCATCAAAGGACTTGAAGCGAGCAGATGAGGAAGTTGCGTCGTCGCTGCGGTCGCTCGAGGCTGCTAGACGCCAGTTTACGCAGGTGATTACTGGGTACGGTGCCGACTCGAAGCAGGCGGCAGACAAGCAGCGTGTGTTGGCAAAGGCGCAACGCGATCTCGAGCGATCCGGTTATGCGGTCGAGCAGGCGGTGTTCGCGGTTGCCGATGCCGAAGCGGAACTTGCTGCGGTGCGTGCTGATCCGGTTGCGACTGCGGACGACATTCGTGAAGCGGAGATCAAACTCGCGGAGGCACGCCTGGCGATTGCGGATGCTACGGATTCGCAGTATCAGGCGACGCTCGATTTGACGGAGGCGCAGCGGCAACTCGACGTCACGACGAACGGTGCAAAGGAAGGGTCGCAGGAATACGCCGAGGTGTTGACGGCGTTAGAGGAAGCACAGCGGTCGTACCAGTCTGCTATCGAGTCGCAGGTCACAGCACGCGAGCGCGAAGCAGAAGCGATCAAGAAGGTTCGCGAAGAAGAAGAACTGCTGGCGAAGTTGCGCGATGCACTTCCGAAGGGAACCGTGCTCGACGCCGGCGGCAACATCGTGGAGCAGCCGAAGACTGGTGCAGCGTTTCCGAACTTCATGGCGGCGGTGCGTGCACTGCACCCCAACGCTCCGGCACTTCAGTCGAAGACTCCCGTGAAGGCTGCACGTATGGCGTTTCCGAAGTTGTACAAGGAGTACAAGGAAGCGGGTCTTGCGCTTGCGGATGGCGGTATTGTGCGTCGCCCAACGACTGCGCTGATCGGTGAAGCGGGACCGGAGGCTGTGATTCCGCTGCGAGACATCGCGTCGATGGGGTCTACGAATGTGTATGTGACCGTGAACGCCGGCTTGGGTGCGGATGCAGCAGTGATCGGTGATGAGATTGTGAACATCCTGCAGCGTTACAACCGACGCAACGGAGCACTCCCGCTGAAGGTTGCCTGAGATGCCTACAACGACTGGCTGGGGCGAGACATTCGAGGTGATGATGCAACTCGGATTCGTCGTCCGAAAGTTCACTATCGGCAACACCACCAGCGGCGTGATCGGGAGCAGCGAGTATTTGATTGGCGGCACCCTGGAGGGCATCGATGTGTCGCCGTATGTGGTGTCGCTGTCGACGCAGCGAGGTCGACCGGATCAACTCGCAACGTTTACTGCCGGTAGTGCCAGCATCGAGTTGAACAACAGCGACCGCCGATTCGATCCGATCAACGAGGCATCGCCGTATTGGGATGCAGCAGAGGGCCGCAGCGGCGTGCTACCGAGACGCAAGGTCACCATCAAGTTTGACGGCGATCCGGTGTTCGTGGGACGCATTACAGACGTGGATGTGTCGTATTCGCCAACGCGGTCGACTGCTACGACCGAAGTCTCGACTGTGACGATTACCGCAGCGGATGACTTTACGCGCCTGGCGAATACCTATACGACTGCGGACATCGTTCCAACGGAGCAGTTGTCGGGTGCACGCGTGTCGTCGATTCTTGACCTCGCGGAGGTTGGCTACCCCGCTGGTACACGCGACATCGAACCTGGCGTTGCGGTGCTTGGCGGTGGTGCAGCGTTTACCATCGCGGGTGGCACGAATGCGCTGCAGTATCTGCAAGAGGTTGCTACGTCAGAGAATGGACGATTCTTTATCGACCGAACAGGCTATGTGACGTTTCAGAATCGCATCGCGCCGGCGTTCGCTAACCCTGTCGCTACATTCGCGGACAACGGGACGGGCATCGACTATCAGAACATTGACGTTATCTATGGGTCGGAGTTTCTGTACAACCGCGTGGTGTGCAGCACCGAGGGCGGCACCGATCAAATCGCAAGTGATGCAGCGTCGCAAGCAGAGTTCGGCATCATTACGTTGTCGGAAACGGGACTGCTGCTAAAGGATGATGCTGCGGCCCTTACACTTGCCGAACTGCTGCTCGACGCCTATTCACAGCCGCAGTATCGGTTTGACCGTCCACAGTTCATTTACAACAACAAGACTGCACTTCAGAGGTCAACGCTGACGCAACTAGAGATCGGTCAAGAGGTCGATGTAACGCGGACATTTCGCACCGGAACACCTTTGAGCGTCACCGAACCGTATGTGATCGAGGGCATTCGTCATGAGATTACGCCGCAGCAGCACACGGCAGTGTTTAGCCTGGCGGCACAAGTAGTGCTGCTCCCGTTCATCATCGGTGATCCGGTGCAGGGTGTTATCGGCACGAACAACGCAGTTTCTTAGGCTAGACTGCACGCCATGCCGATTACAGGGACTAAGCAGTGGACGGACGAAACCGTTCTGTATGCGGTAGACATGAACCAGTACCTGATGCGTGGCGTCAAGGTGTTCGCAACAGCAACTGCACGCAACGACGCGTATGGCGGTGCAGGTGAGCCGACGCTCGAGGAAGGCGAAGTGTGCTACTTGCTCGACTCAAACACGATTCATGCCTACAACGGAACCGCGTGGATGCAGGTAGCAGCAGCAGTCGAAGATGACCAGATGATTCTGTCCGGTCAAGTGTTCAGTTAGGAGACAACATGGCAACGTACGCAAAGACAACGCTCTCCGGTTCGACTGACGGTCGCGGCATCCTCGTCGCTGCTACCGCAACGCCTGGCACGACGATTCATACCGGCCCGACAACGACGACGACTTTCCATGAGATTTGGCTGTATGCCGTGAACTACGACACGACCGATCGCAAGTTGACTGTCGAATGGGGCGGCACCACGGCAGGTAACGATCACATCGAGTTCACAGTCAAAGCAGAGAATGGCTTGTATTTGATTGCGCCTGGGCTGCTGCTCAAAGGCAACGCGACACCGCTGGTTGTGCGTGCATTCGCGGCGACTGGTACAGCGATTGTGCTGCACGGATACGTGAATACCATCACTGCATAGTCATGCCACGATACGACAAGAACAGGTCGCGTGCTGCAATAACAGGAACGCTTGCGCTGCGTTCGCGGCGTAGCAGCAGCGGGCAGGTCAACACGTTGTGGCAGGGCGACCCAGGTCCACCGACATCGATTGAGTATCTTGTGATCGGTGGCGGCGGTGGTGGTGCTCGCGGTGATGTTGGATTCCCGTATTATGGAGCAGGTGGAGGTGGAGGTGGATTTCGTTCCGGCACGCTAACGAATCCGATTTCTGGAACCGTGACTATCGGTGGAGGCGGAACCGCAGGAGGAATCGGCGGCGGTACGGGAACTACTTCGTCGTGTTTCTCAAATGATGCGACTGGCGGTGGCGGCGCTTATCAGAACGCAAGAGGCACTGGAGGCACTGGCAGCGCAACAGGTGGAGCAGGAGGTTGGGGAGGTTCTGCCGGAGCGAATGCGGGTGGTGCTGGCAACGCATCATCGATCAGCGGAACATCGGTGACCTATGGCGGTGGCGGTGGCGGTGGTAACGCCACCGGAGGCCTCGGAGGAGCAGGCGGCGGCGGTAAGGGAGCCGATGGAACCTTCAACAACCCCACGGCAGGAACGACGAACTCGGGTGGTGGAGGAGGCGGAGGCGATCTCTATGGGAGCGGCGCAGGAGCAGCAGGCGGATCGGGGATCGTCATCATGCGCTATTCGGATGTTCATCCGAATCTGACTTCGATCGGAGCAGGCCTCACATGGTCTTTGACTACGAGCGGCGGATTCAAGATTTATACATTCACAGCAGGAACGGGGACGGTGACGGTCTGATGGCTCACTACGCGTTTCTTGACGAGAACAACATCGTGACCGAAGTTATTACTGGTCGTCACGAATACGAAGTCGTTGATGGCATCTCTGACTGGGAGCAGTGGTATGGCGAGTTTCGTGGGCAGCGGTGCCTTCGCACCTCATACAATGGAAACATTCGTGGGCGGTATGCCGGCATCGGCTATCGTTACGACGACGAACTTGACGAGTTCATAGCACCGCCCGAGCAGCAAGGAGAAACGCCTGGTGAATAAGATTACGGACTTCATTCGTCGCAATCCGGTGCGCGTTGCCGCAGTCGTGTCGTCGCTCGTTGCGCTGCTGCTGCCAATCGTTGCGCCCGATCTGCCGGTCGATCAGGCAGTCGTGTTTGTGCTTGCTGCTCTCGGTTTTGGCGAGTATGCACAGCGTGTCGAAGACAAGAAGACGCTTGAAGCGTGGGAGCAGCCGGCACCCCGTCGCAAGAAGAAGTAAACCATGACGCGGCCCTACACCGGTACGTCAGATGGCATCGCATCCGGTGCACGCCAGGGGCTGCTCGAGTTCGTCAAGCAGGTCGAAACAAAGACCGGCAAGGCTCTGTGGAACAACGGTACGTGGGCTGTTCGAAAGATGCGCGGCAAGGAAGACTTGTCGGTGCACGCCACCGGTCGAGCAGTTGACTTGTCGTATCGAAAGATGACTGACGGTCGCGGCAAGACGAACGGACGCCGGCACGCACAGACGCTGATGCACTGGCTGACGGTGAACGCGGATGCGCTGGGCATCGAGATGATTATCGATTACGCCGTGCCACGCCACGGACGCGGCTACCGATGCGACAGGGGCGGCTGGAAGAACTACACGAAGCGCACCGTGTCCGGTGGCGGTTCGTTGGCATCCGATTGGATACATGTCGAGTTGTCGCCACGCATGGCAGACGACCCCTCTGCTATCGCCAGGGTCTTCGAGACGCTCGACCCGTCCCTGTTCTAGGGGTGCAGCGTGGACAACAGCATCGCCATCATCATCGTCGCCGTCATCTCTGCGTTGGGTGGCGTGCTGGTTGCCTTGATCCAAGCGGCTCGAGGCGAGAATCGGAGGGATCACGCATCGGTGGCAGCAGCCTTGACTAGGCTGCACAACGCGATGCAGAAGGCTAACATCGCAGTCGGGCGAGTCGAAGTGAAGTTAGACCGACACCTGTTGGACCATGAGAAGGGCGACGCAGATGGGGCTACTGGACGACATTCAGACTGAAACGGCTAAGCGACAACGACCCGGCATAGACGGCGTGCTGGAGCAGTTGCCGCTCGAGGAACACGATGAGTTGCTGGCTGCACTCGCCAATCCACAGGTGCCGGTTCGGGCGATCTTGCGCGTGTTGCAGAAGCGGAATGTGACCGTGACCGAAGACCGGTTGCGCGGCTATCGAAGGAGGATGGTCGATGGGGCTCGGTGACGAGTTGCTCGGTGAAGTCGATGCACTCGATCGCGGCGAGTTGATACGGGTTCGACGCGCGAAGGATGCAGCGGAACGGGAAGTTAGCCGGCTGCTGGATGAACTCGACAAGACGCAGAAGGCGTTGTCGATTGTCGGGTCGTTGGATGATGCGGCCTTGCTGCCGCCGAAGTGGTTGTCGCCGGCGAAACCGAAGCAGGGTACGGCGACCCTGGTGGTGATGCTGTCGGACACGCACTTCGACGAGGTGGTGAATCCCGACGAGATGGAAGGTCTAAACGCCTACGATCGACGGATCGCAACGATGCGACTCGAGCGGTGGGCACACAACGTCATCAAAGTCGCCAGGCACTACTTGGCGGGACTGAAGTATGACGGGATCGTTGTGCTGCTAGGCGGCGACATCTTCAGCGGCGACATTCACGAGGAACTTGCCGAAACGAACGAGGACACGATGCTCGGATCGCTGCTGTATTGGAGCGAGCAAGTCGCTGCTGCTCTCGATGTGCTGCACCGCGAGTTCGGAACGATGCACGTTGCGTCGGTGATGGGGAATCACGGCAGGATGACTCGTAAACCTCGGGCGAAGTTGCGTGCCAAGACGAACTTCGACTGGCTGCTGTCGAAGATGCTCGAGAAGCACTTCAAAGGAAACGACAAGGTGTCGTTCAGCGTTCCCGAGTCAGCCGATGTGCTGGTGCACGTGTACGGTCACGGGCAGTTGTTGACGCACGGCGATCAGGTGACTGGCGGCGGTGGCATCGGTGGCATCTACCCGCCGATCATGCGTCTGCGTGCCAGGAAGCAGCAGCGACACCTTCAGGTGGGGTCGTCGTTCAGCACCTTGTGGATGGGTCACTGGCACCAGTATCTCAGTACGCCGTCGCTTGTTGTGAATGGTTCGCTGAAGGGGTATGACGAGTACGCGATGGTGTCTAACTTCGCGTTCGAGCAGCCGCAGCAGGCGTTCGCAGTCGTTACACCCGAGAAAGGTTTGACGATGCAGGCCCCGATCTTTTGCATGGATCGGAAGAAGGAGAAGTGGTGAACATAAACGGTAGTGCAGCAGGTGCAGATTCGGTAGTGCAGCCGGTGTTGGTTGTGTGGCACGATGCGTTCGCGGACACAACATCGTGGGTGCAACCTGGCGAGATCGACGACGAACCGTGCATCGTAAAGAGCGTCGGGTTCCTTGTTCCCGAAGCGAAGAAAGGTCATGTGACGCTTGCGATGAGCAGCAACTCACACGACTTCATAGACACGCTGCTGCATGTTCCAGTCGGAATGGTGCAGCACGTCACGCTGTTGGCGTAGACGGATTCTGCTACTGTCGCCTGCGAGCGGTGTCCCCTTCTCCGCCGCGTCGGGTTGAGTCGCCGCCTGCCTCGGTGGGCGGCGGCTCCCCGACTTGACGCAATAGACATGCGGATTGTAGGAAAGTTTACGGATTGGCTGGCAAGTGCAGCAGCGTCGCTGTAGGTTGTGCTCATCCGGTCGAGGGGACCGGCGATCAAGGAGGGAACAAATGGAGCAGCACACCGGATACGCGGACTTCATTCAGGCGAAGTATCCGCGCCCAACGGAGCCGTACAGCGGCATCCTCGACGGGGTGCGGTGGACGAAGTACCCCGACCCCGATCAGAGCAGGGGTTACACGGTCATCACCGTCAACAAGGACACGATGTACTTCTACGGTCGCCTGTCCAATGCACGGGCGTGGAACTTCATCACCAACAGGCTCGCGGAGGGCGCATCCGCACACAACGGGGAACTGTTCACCTTCGCCGGTCGGCGTCGCTAGTCGCTGCATCCTCGAGCCCGCGAAGGCGGCGACGGTTCACGACCGACTTGGGGAACTACCGCATCCGCGGTATCAACGCCAGGAGGGAGCACACGATGAAGAAGATGAAGTACGCCTGCGGTTACTGTGATGCACGGTTCGCAACGGGAACGCAGCACGCCACGCACGTGACGCTGGAATGCGGGGCACAGGCGCACCGTGAGGGTCGCCGGTCGCTGCGGTTTATGGAGTGCTGGCAGTGCAGCGAGCCGCTGGATCGCACCGTGATGGAGTGCAAGTGCGGTTGGAGTCACCCGTCGAAGGTGGCGTGGTGAACCGGATGGTGTGGTGGTGCCGCGAATGCGGACGCACGTTTGACCTGACTGATGAGCAGCAGGCTGCGGAGGTCGCTGTCGGGCACGACTGCGAATCGCAGGATGAGCAGCAGTCGTAGACTGTGGGCATGAGCAGGATTAGCGGACGGCGTTTCAACGCGCTGAAGGATGCAGCATGGCACGGATTGCAAGTGCTCGAGGATGAAGTGCAGCAGACCGAGAACGCCTTGCAGCACTCGCCAGGCGTGTGCGAACGCTGCGACGAGTTTCGCAAAGGTCTCGAGCAGCGGCGACGCGAACTTCAGTTCGGATGGGAAGCGTTGTTCCTGCTGAACGACCGATACGGAAAGACACACACGGAAAGGAAACACGGATGATCGGGCAGAGATGGGGAGAGCAGCGGTACGGCTGTCTCGTCGACGGGTTGTGGGGGCAGTACGCCATTGGGAGGATGTTGCGTCTTGCGGAGGCGTGGGGTTGGACGGATGTGGATGCGATCGGAGTGGACTTCGACGCTGCACCCGATGATCTCGAGTTGTTCGTGGACCTCGCGGATAGTGCCGAAGCGTGGATGAACGAGCACCTGGCGATTGACGGTGCGGCGTTCGGGTGGTACGAAGGCGAGTTCTACTACTGGCGTGACGAGGATTGGCAGCAGGTGTCGTGATGAAGTCAGCGATGATGGAGGATGGGTCGCGTTACACGCTGGTGTGCGTTGATTGCAAGAGTGCAGCAGCACACGGTGCGGATCGCGTCGACGCAACGAACCCGTTGTGGCGCATGATGTGGGATCGGCAGTGCGAACTGAATACTCACGCGCTGCTGTCGGATTACTGCCCGCTGGCGCACCATTACGACCACGGTGGGCTGCACGTGCACCACGCCACGCACTCGTTCTGGGCGTGCGACTGGTGCGGTACTGCTGCACATGGACGGCGTTTCTGCGCGTCGGTGCTCTATCTGACGCAATAGACATGCGGGTTGTAGGAAAGTTTGGAGATTGATTGGCAAGTGCAGCGGACACGCTGTAGGTTCATCTCATCAGCGAGGGGCTGATACAGAAGGAAGGGGACAAGGTGAGCATCAAGGAACTGAGGGCAGCAGCAGCCGCCAAGCATGACGAGGTGTGCGACCTGCACTTCGACCACGGCAGAATGAACGCCGATGGCACTTGCCGCGAATGCCAGGAGGACCTGATGGAGTACGAGATTCTGCGCCGTCGCAGCAAGTAGCAGCGAATCCTCTGCACCGCTGGGGCGGCGCAGGTTCACGACCTAGCAGGGGAGCGACCGCCGCCGGCGGTTACAACAACAGGAGGGAACATGGCACTGAACGACACGGAACTCGCACACGCGCTCGAACTGGCGTGCAGCAGCAGCCCCGAGCACATCGGGCAGGCGTACGACAACATCCAGCGGGCCCTGTGGTACATGGTGCGTGCCGAACGCGCAATCAAGGGGGAACACGCAGCAATCAACGCACGCGTTGCAGCAGCGTTCACGGAACTGAACGCCATCGCAACCGTGCTCGAAAGTGCAGCCGGTTACTTCGAGATCTACGACGAGGCGTACAGCGAGTAATAGAATCTCCCCTGCCCGCAGAGGCGGCACCGGATCACGACCGGACAGGGGAACGACCGCAAGGGGCGGTTGATAGCAACAACAGGAGGGAACGGTGAACAGACAGGAAGCAGGAGAGCAGCACTTGCTGTTCGCCGAAGAGCAGCGACGCCATCTACGGGAGGCGTACAAGCGGCTCGGGGAAGACTGGACGTTGATCCGACTCGGACAAACCGCCTGGGGGCTGATCAGCAGCGTCATGGTGTTTGATGCAGACTTCGAGAAGGTCCGTCTGCTGCTGGAGCCACCCGTCGTGCAGAAGGCGAAGCAGTTGCTGACTGCGGAGTTGTGGTGCGTGTCGGTCGTCGACGATCTGACCGATGAAGTGGTGCAGCGGCACTATTCGCACACCTTCGAGGCGGCTGTGCAGACGTGCGACGGATTACAGCACCGGTGCACGGTTCTGCACGGCACTCGCATCACCGAAGGAAACCTCGTACAGGAGAAGCACGGACGATGATCACCGACCCTGAACTCAAGATGGTTCGCGAAGTGCGGGAGAAGTTGCTGCACTGGTACTACGACGAGGTGCCGATGCTCGAGGCGGTTGATACGACCGTGCTGGAGGCGGTTGCGATGCTCTCGAATCTGGAGGACTACATCGACGATCCGACCTTGCGGAAGGTGCTGCGGCTCATGCGCTGCATCCACCGCGCGACAACCGA